ATTTCAGCTCGCTTCACGTAATACTCGGGGTTGGCCGCGCCGTGCACCTGGATCAGGTATAGGCATCCGTCCACAACCCGGGTGTCCGAGGTGTCGAACAAGATCGCATCCCCATCTTCGATGGTCGGCTCCATGGAGTCGCCCTTGCCGTAATAGACGGCAAGGTTCCGCCCATAGATGCCTCGCCGCCTCAGACTGGTCTTCTTGAACTTCAGGCTATGGGTCTCTGCGTACTCATCTGCCTCTGCGCCACTGGCGCCCAGACCCACTGCCTGTGAATAGGCCCGCACGTCGTCATGGTCGGTGTCCGCTGCAACAGCCGCCGACTCCGCATCTGTCACCGTTTCGTCCAGGAAGTACTCCGGACGCTTGCCTGTGTGGCGGGCCAGGGCGGGAATGAAGAACTTGTCGATAGCGCCATTGGACTCCCAGCCCGTGATGGCTTGGGGATTGATCTCGCATTCCCTAGCAACACGGGCCTTTGTTCCTCGTGGGGAAGTGCTGAATGCGTAGGAGATCCTGCGCGCTAGTTCGTTGTTATCAAGCATAACTTGATGATCTCGCGCCATGGGCACAGCGCCAATAAAGCAGGGCTTTACTATTGATATAAAGTTGTGCTTTACTTGCGCCATGAAGCCGATCACTACTGCTATCCAAGGACTCAAGGGCGGCCAAGCAGCAATGGCCCGCCTTCTTGGCGTCAAGCCGCAGGCCGTTAATCAGTGGGCCAAGGGGCGCCGACCGATTCCTGCTAGGCACGTCCTGGCCATCGAGGCCGCCACGGGGGTTTCGCGGCATGTCCTTCGCCCGGATGTGTTCGGTAGCGCTGATGCGGCGTGTGAGCGGCCGCTGGCTGCCGTCGGTCAGGTTGAACCAATTGCCCGGTTGCGCGCCGAGGTCGACAGCCGCATGAGCAAGCGCGCGCTGCGCGCCAAGCTTGGCCTGAGCAGCGACAAGCAGTTGGCCAAGGTTTTGCAGCTGCCGGCGGAGCAGGTGAGCGGCTGGGCGGATGAGGACATGGTCCCGGCGCTGCCGCAGGTGGAGAACCTGTTGAACATGCAGCGCCGGGCGGCCCCCAGTGACCTCGATGACTCCGATGCAGACCGCATCGTCAGCGTGGAGGTCGCCTGAGATGACCGTGACGCCTGTACCGCTACCGCAGCAGGCACCTCTGCTTCCCGGTGCCTGCTGCGAAGCCTTTCTACCAGCAGATTGGCTATTCGCCGTCCACTGCGAGCGCAATTGCCGCCAGAAGTGCCTCTGCGGTGTTCCCGTACTGGACGAGCGCTGGTCGATGAGCCCCCCTGCGAGCGGCTTCCGTTGCTCCCTGTTCCAATACTCTCCGTACTTCTGTCTGCACTTCTGCAGCCGGCTTGCCCCACGAGCGGAGGGTTGCGCTCAGGGTCGCATCCAACGCGAGTGCTCTGCCCGCCGTCTGGTGAAGCAGTTCTTGAGTCGACGCCAGCTGCAGCTTCAGCTCTTCGATAGCAAATTGCGTCTCGTCGTCCATGTCGCCCTCCTTGCGGGCTGTGTTGTTGGCACATCCAGCGTAGCGCAAAGAGGGCGACGCCCGTCGTCCGTGAGTTGTTGATCTCCATGGCGCTCATCGTGCGCCAGCCGGGCTCAGCCCGAAACCTTGAAACACAGCCTGCCCCAAGGTGACCCATGACCTGCCGCACATCCGCACTCAACTGGCTAGACGTTCTCTACAACTCCGTGCGCAAGACGCCCGGCGGTGTCGTGGACGCGGCCGCTTTCCTGGCCGACCGCCGCGGCAAGTCCATGCACCCGGAGACGCTGCGCGCGAAGTTGCGCGGGCTGGAGGGTGAGTCCGTGACGATGGAGATTGCCGAACTGCTGACCGAGTGGATGCAGGAGAAGGCGGGCGGCAGCGATTACGCCCTGGACTGGATGCAGGCCCTGGCCGGGCAGTTCGGAATGGCGGTCGCCACCGTTCCGCCGCCGCCGGAGGGCGGCTGGTCGGACGAGGTCGGCGCCATCCAGACGAAGCTGCTGGAGATCACCACGAGGGTAGGGCGGTTGTCCGGCACCGCCGTGGAGGCAATGGCGGATCGCCAGATCGACAGCGACGAGGCGAAGTTGATGGTGGAGGAGGCCAACTCGCTGATCACCATGGCGCATCGGCTGATCCGCAACGTGTCGCGCGCTGCAGCGAAGGGGAGGGCACGAAATGGCTAACTGCCCGCGAATTCCCTTGAGTTGGCCTACAACGCGGGAGATTTATGCAATGACCATTGGAAGCCTCTTCAGCGAGGTCTATCCATGAACGTTCCCGCCCGCTCCACTGATCCGCGATCCAGCCACATCGCCGCCGCCGACCTTGGCACCAGCGGCGCGCTGCGCGTCCAGCACGCCAAGACTGAGGCGGCGGTGATCCGCCATCCCGGCCACAGCAGCCTGCACCTCTCGGTATTGACCGGCTTGGACCGCCACATGCTGGGCCGCCGTCTGCCTGAGTTGGCCCGAGAGGGGCGCATTTGGCGTGGGCCAACCGCTCCGTGTGCCACCACCGGCAAACCTGCGTGCACCTGGTGGCCGGTGGCCCCGGGTTCCAACTTCACCCTGGCGGTTTGAAGAAATGATCCAGAAGACAGCATCGGCGCTAGGATCTGCCGTACATCCATGCTCGAAGGAGCGAGACCTTGGCCGATCCATCCATTCTGAAAGCTCTGCAGATCGTTGCGAGCGCAGGTGGCAAGTTTCTCTTCAGCCTCGAAGCACCATTCGGTGCGACGGAGGCCTTCGCCACCACCGAACAGGCCGCAGCGATAGCAGCCGGGGAGTTGCACACCTCCGCTCTGTTGGGCCTGACACCTTCCGAGTACTACGACTGGATCGAGTGGGGGGGGCGTGTGCAATGCAGCGGCCACACTGGGGCCGGGAAGCGTTGCCGGAACACTGTGACCGGAACTGCGGACGATGTGCCCGCGCGGTGGAAGTCGCTGTACGACCAGCAGCCCTACTGCCGAGTTCACGGCGGGAAGTAGTTCACCCTGAGCAGAACACCCGAGGTGCCTTGTGAGCGCCCGGGTAACTGGCCTGGTGTTTTCCAGGTATCCGGGTGGTGGCGGCGAGCTGCTGCTTGCGTTGGCGTTGGCCGACCATGCACATGACGATGGAACGCACATCTTTCCGTCGATCGCCAGGTTAGCGCAGAAGACCCGTCAGTCTGAGCGATCCGTGCAGTACCAGCTGCGGCGCATGGAGCAGGCCGGGTGGTTGCTGCTAGTCAACTCCGGCCGCGGTGGCCGCCGAAGGGGTTTCGACGAAGGCGGAGTTACCCGCGAGTATCGGATTAATCCGGCTTGGTTGAAGGGTGCAGAATTTGCACCCTTTGATGAGTCGCCCGTGGAACATCTCGGAGTTTCGGTTCAAGGTCGAACCGTCGTCCAAAAGGGTGCAGATTCTGCACCCTTTGCTGAGACCTCGAGGGGTGCAAAAAGCCCTCATGAAGGGTGCAAAAAGGCGTCGAAAAGGGTGCAAAAAGTACCCTTGAAGGGTGCAACAGCTATTGCACCCGAACCAAGAGCAACCAAAAGCAACCAAGAGCAACCCTCACACCGCGAGTGTGAGCGCGAGGCCGATCCGCTGACGCTGACCGTCGAGCAGGTCGACCGCGAACTGGCCGGTTTCGGCATCACGCCCCCCGGCGTCGACCGCGAGCTGCTGGCCAGGTTCGTCCGGCACCGCGCCGCGATCCGGCGCCCGCTGTCGGTCCAGGGCTGGCTGCAGGTCCGCCAGCAGCTGCTGGACCTGATTGCCGCCGGCCACAACCCCAACGAATGCCTGAAGCAGACGATGGCCGCCGGCCTGGCGCTGCCCGTGATCCCTGTCGCCCAGCAATCCGCAGGAGCAACCCATGCAAGCCCTCAGCACGGTTCTGCCCACCGCACCGAACAGCTCGAACAGCAGTTCTACGCCGACCGCCGAGGCGGTGGCCACAGTAGCGGCGCTGGGTTCGAACCAGGCGACGTTGTCGACGCCGAGTTTGCCGTCGTCGTCTGAGCCCCTGAGCGAGCAGCAGATCGCCTACCTGTGGGAGTTCTGGAAGCAGATGACGGCCATGTTCCCGGGGAAGTGGGAGCGAGAGAACGGCGCTGGGCCGTTCAAGAAGGACGGCAGCCTGACCATCGCAGCCGGTACGTGGTTCCAGGTGCTGAAGGGGCGCAGTCGGGCACAGCACGCGCGCGGCATGTCCTGCTGCCTGACCGAGGGCCGCGAGTGGCCGCCGAACCCGCCGCGGTTCCTGACGATGTGCCTGGACATTCCGGTCATGGCGGCAGTGGAGCGGGAGATGGCGCCGGGCCAGCCGCAGAGTGGGTTCACGGTGCTGGTGCGCTCGCTGCTGGACTTGCACGTCTACGCCTCAGCCGATCACGGGTCGCAGCAGCGCCGAATGCTTGAGGAGGCCTACTCGCGCGCTGTCCAGCACGTGGTCGATGGCAACCCGTTGCCGCAGCCGGTGATGGCGATCGAGCAGGAGAAGCGCGGCCTGCGGCCGGTGCGTGATCGTGAATCCGCCCGTGCCGCCATGGCGCGCGCTGCAGCTGACCTCGGTTTCGGTGAGAGCTGATGTGGTCTAAGGCGCCGTCGCCGACGAAGGAAGAGGCAGCCCGTATCGAGCTGGCCAAGACCGGTCCGTGCATGGCCTGCCTGGCGCTGCAGATGCAGGAGCTGCTGGAGCCGGAGCTGGTGGTCTACGGCTGCGACTACAACCACGCCAAGAGCGGGAACCTGCGGCGGGGCCACATGTTCGGCTTCGCCCTCTGCAAATGGCATCACATGAGGCATCCGATGGAGGGGAATACCTTCGCGACGATGCGCCAGATCTACGGCCCGAGCCTGATGGATGGCTCGCGGACCTTCCACGAGACGTACGGCTCCGACGACGAGCTGATTGCAAACCAGACCTACATCAACGAACTGAGGGCGGCAGCATGAAGAAGACGAAGGCCGTGGCGGCGAGGATCAACCCCCAGCTTGCGCCCCGCGAGCGGCGGATGGACCACAACACCGTGTCCCGGCCCAAGCGAGTCAAGGCACGTGTGCTCGCCGATGGCCCGGCCGAGACGGTGGAGCAGTTCGAGGCACGCGGCGGGCAGGTGCAGCGCCTGACGGCCAGCTGGGATCGTGCGGCGTGACAGGTGCCGCAATAGAAGACAACCAAGCGCGATCGCGCGCTGCACGAGCAAACCACCAAGGGGAAGGCGCATGGAAATGAGCAAGGCACGCGAGCTGCTGGCGAGCCGCATGGGGCCGAAAACGCAGAGGTTCGACGCTTGCGGTGGCGGTGGACGCCCCGATCTGACGACGCAGGACATTGCCGCTGCAATGGCGTACGTCCCGGACGGGCTTGGCCGGGAGCTGATGGAGGCGCTGTGGTGGCCAGAAAGCTCTTCTCGCCGCCGTGAACATCTGCGGAAAGCGGTGATCGGGTTGGTGGCCCCGGAGTTCATCCGGCAGATGCATGGCCTAGCCACCGCAAGGACTGAATTCGGCATCGCCAAGGCGTGCATGGGGTGGGGTGGCGGCCAGGTGACGGATGCGCAGCGGCGCGAACTACTGAGGTCAGAAAGCGCGCTGGATGAGGCGCGCGCTGCGGCCTGGCCGAACAACACCATGGAGCAGCTTGGGGTGCTGGCCGGCGCAGTCATTGCGGAGATGGCCAGCTGTGGCCTCTGCAAGTACTGCGAGGGAACGCGGGTGCAGGCCGGGCCGACGGGGAGCGGTGTCGTTGAATGCGAGGCATGCGGCGGCATGGGGTTGGAGCAGCTCAGCGGGCGC